GTGGACGGCATTTAAGGGGAGGTGCGGAACATGATCGTGATGAGCCGGCGCAATATCGTCATTCACAGCCCCGACCGGTCCCAGGTCTGCCCCCTGCGCCGGGACTACATCGGCCCCGTGCCCGACTGGGTCCCCAAGACGGCCTATTTCAAGGCCCTGGTGGCCGACGGCAAGCTGGTCCTCCCCAAGAAACAGGATGCCAAGAAACAGGATGCTTCCAAGTAAGCCGCAGTTTTTCGGGGTGCGGGCCGCCGCGGCCAACCTCTCCCAGGGCCGGGGCAGCTATACCGCAGAGCTTTTCCAGGCGGATTTCCCCCAGTTTTTCGACGCGGCACAAATGCCGCTCCTGCCCCCGGCCATTCTGGACGGCCTGCTCGCCCAGGCCAACGCCGCCATTTCCCCGGAGCGCTGGGGGGACGGCTGGAGATATGCCGCCGGGCTCCATACCGCCCACTATGCCGCGCTGTTCCTGCGGACCTACTCCGAGAGCAGCAGCACCCCCGCCCAGGCGGCGGCGTCGGGGGCGCTGGTGGGGGTGGTGAAGTCCGCCCAGCTGGGGGACAGCTCCGTGAGCTATGACACCGATGCGCTGACCAGGGCGACGGCAGACTGGGGGGACCTGAACGCCACGCAGTACGGCCAGATGCTGGCCGCACGGGCCAGATTGATCGGGATGGGAGGGAGCTGCGTTTTATGAATTACGCAGATTGGTACACGGACCGGGCGGACGTCTACCGGGTCCAGTCCGTGAAGGAGGGCAGTCTCACCAAGCAGACGCGGACGCTGGCTGTCCGGGGGCTGCCCTGCCGGGTCTACCGGAGCGGCGGGCACGGCCCCAACATGCAGTCCACCGCCGCCTATTTTCGCGGAGAAGACAGACTGGCCTGTGCAAACCAGGCGGACATCCGGGCCGGGGACGAGCTGAAAATCACACGGGGGGGCGGTCTGGGCCAAACGCCGCGGGAGATCCGGGCCTTTGCCGGGGAGCCGGCGCCGTTCTACGAGCCGTTCGGAGCAGTGGTCCCCGGCCTGGCCCACCAGGAGATCCCGCTGCTGGAGCTGGAATATGTTCGGTGACGCGCTGCGGGCACGGCTGGAGGTGCTGCAAACACGCCAGGCCGGTTTGCAAGCCCGGCTTCAAGACATCGCCCGCGGAGCGGCCCTGCGGGCGGTGGAGGAGGCCCAGGCCTGCACGCCCCCCAACGGCGGGGATGCGCTCCGGGGTGTGAACATGATAACCGGCGAGCTGGCCCAGCACTGGGCTTCCGACAGCCAGACCGAGCCGGTCCGGACCGGCGGGCGCTATACGTCCCTCCTGGCCAACGAGAAAGAGTACGCCAGCTACGTCAACGACGGGCACCGGATGGACCGGCATTTTGTACCGGGGCTATATATCGACAGCCGCGGGCTTCTCTCCCGCGATTTGTCCCGTAATGTGGGCTTGACCGTCGGGACTAAGACCGGCTATGTCCCCGGCCTGCACATGAAAGAGCAGGCCGTCCAGGCCTATGAGGACGCGGCGGCTTCCGGGCTGGAAGCCCTGGGAAAGGAGATTTTTTTGTGAGTTTTACGCTGCAAGAGCTTACCGCGGCCCTGGCCGGACATCTGGCCCCCCATCTCCCCGGCGTGACCTTCTACGACAACCCGAACCAGCAGGGGACCCAGCTCCCGGCGCTGTTTCTGCAAAAAACCCACGCCAGGATCACGGGGAAAACCGGCCCGCGCTTTCTGCGCAAGCTGGGGCTGGACCTGGTGTACCTGGTGGACTTCAACCGCCCGGATATGCAGGACCAGTACATGGACGCGGCGGAGATCCTGGACGGGCACCTGGAGCTGTTCCCCTGTCAGGGGGCGCTGCTGCGGACCTACGACCGGCACTGGACCGTCCAGGAGGACGCGCTGCACTATACATTTGACCTGAAGCTCTGGGTGAGCCGCCAGGAGGACGCCGTCCTCATGAGGTCCATCCAGGCCTACCGTGAGGAGGTAATATAATGGCAAAAAAAGCGGCCCCCCAATACCCTACCGAAGCGCTGCTGAACAGCAAGGCCCTGTCCGGCCGCCAGCGGGATTTTACCCGCGTACTGCTCACCCGGCCCGCGTATTCGCTGGAAGAGGCCAACGCGGTGCTGGACCAATTTTTTGCGGAAGGCGGTGAGGCCTGATGGCGGGAGGGACCTGGAGCGCCCCCAATAAAGTCCGTCCGGGCGTGTACGTCAATTTCAGGAGCGAGGGCGGCCAGAGCGTGCCTTTAGGCGCCCGCGGGACGGTGGCCATCGCCAAGGCGCTGTCCTGGGGGCCGGTGGGGCAGGTGACGCCCATATACGCCGGGGAGCATACCGGCGCGCTGTGGCTGCGGGAGATGTTCAAGGGGACCAACGTCACCAGCGGCCCCCAGAAGGTCCTGCTGTACCGGCTCAAAACCCAGGGGGCGGCCGCCGCCTCCGCCAGCCTGTCCGGACTCACCGTCACGGCCCGGTACCCCGGCGTCCGGGGCAACGATATTTCCACAAAAATTTCCGCCGGGGTGGACGAGGCCGGGTCGTTTACGGTCACGACCATCGTGGACGGGGAGGCGGTGGACAGCCAGTGCGTCCGGGCGGCATCGGAGCTGACCGCCAACCGCTGGGTGACGTTCTCCGGGGAGGGGCCTCTGACCGCGGCGGCGGGGGTCGCGCTCACCGGCGGCGCGGACGGGACCGTCCAGTCCTCCGCGTATGCGGCGGCGCTGGAGGCCCTGGAGCCCTATTCCTTCGACGTGCTGGCCTACGACGGCACCGACAGCACGGTGCGGGCGGCGATGGCCGCCTTTGTCCAGCGCCTGGCCGGGCAGGAGGGGCGGTATACCCAGCTGGTCACCTCCGGCGCAGGCAATGTGGACAGCCGCTTTGTCATCAGCACCAACACCGGCGTGGTCCTGGAGGACGGCGCCCGGCTGGAGCCCCAGCAGGTGGTCTGGTGGCTGGCGGGCGCGCAGGCCGGGGCACAGTACTGGCAGAGCCTGACCTACGCGGCCTACCCCGGCGCGGTGGATGTGACCGTGAAGCGGACCGGCACCCAGATTGAGCAGGAGATCCTGGCGGGCAGCATCGTGCTTGCCCAGGAATTTGACGCCGTCCGGATCGAGACGGACGTGAACACCCAGACCACCAGCACGCCGGAGTTTGGCCCGGTCTTTTGCAAAAATCTGACCATGCGGGTGTGCAGCTCTCTGGCCAACGACCTGTACCGGGAATTTTCCCAAAACTACCTGGGCAAGGTCAAAAACGACCCGGCGGGCCGGGGGCTGTTCCAGGCCGCGATTTTGGGCTATCTGAAAACTATGTATGAGAAAGGCGCGCTGCGCGCCCGTCCGGAGGCGGCCGATGTGACCGTGGAGCAGGGCGGCAGCGCGGACAGCATCGTCATTGCTATCGCCCTTCTGATTGCCGGCGCGGTCGAGAAGATATACCTGACGGTCACAGTGCGCTAAAGGGGGGAGAGTATGAGTTTTTTACTGGAACGGGACACCGTCCACGGCGCGGCGGGGACCGCGGTGATGATCCGAGACGGCCAGATCCAGGAGTTATTCGGGGCCAAGAAGATTGACGCCCGCGCCAACATTGCCAGCAGCGATATGAAGGTGATCGGGACCAAGCGCATTCAGCAAAAGCCCGGCGGGGCCAAGCTCACCGGCACCGGGACCATGTACTATTATACCTCCGCGTTTGTCCAGATGGCCGCGGAATACATCCGCACGGGGGCGATGCCCCGGTTCGATATGCAGGTGACCAACGACGACAAGGCCTCCTCTGTGGGGGTGCAGACGGTGGCCCTGTACCGCTGCCAGCTGACCGGGGACATCCCTATCGCCATCCTGGACGACAGCCAGGATATGCTGACCTTTGAATTCAGCTTCAGCTTCGAGGATTTCGAGGTGCTGGAAGCCTTTACCGCCCCCGCCGCCCTGGGGACGGAATAAGAGAGGAGTGTGTGTTATGTGTGATCTCACCGCGTTTTTGCACCCCGCCGCCGCCGCGGAGCCGGAGGAGGTGTTCATCTCCAGGCGCTTTACGGGAAAGGACGGCAAGCCCGTCCCCTTCGTCATACGGCCCCTAACCCAGGAGGAAAACGAACAGCTCATCCGGCAGTCCACCCGCGGGGCCAGACATGGGGAGGCGCAGCTGGATAAGATCGAGTACGGACGGCGGCTGATCGTGGCCGCCACCGTCACCCCGGACTTCAAGGCCCAGGAGCTTTGCGCGGCCTGCAAGACCCTCAACCCCCTGGAGGTCCCCGGCAAGCTGCTGCTGGTGGGGGAGTTCCAGCGGCTGACCCAGGCGATTTTGGCTCTGTCCGGCCTGGACAGCAGCCAGGAGGAACTGGAGGAGCAGGCAAAAAACTGATTGGCCGCGGGGACCCGGACACCGTCCTGGCCTACTACATGTTCCTGAACCACGGCTGGGAGCCGGGGCGGGTCTGTGCGCTCTCCCCGCGGGAAAAAATATGCCTGCTGGTTTTTGCTCGGAAAGAGATCCAGTCCAGACAAAAAACGAAAGGAGCTGACGCCTGATGGCCGCCATCCGGGAAGAGCTGGTCCTGCTGGACCGGTTTTCCGCCACCATGTCCCGCTATCTGAACGGCCTGCATCAGGCCGTGTCGGCCAGCGCCGCCCTGACAGACGCCAGCGCCGCCCTGGCAGACGCGGCCGCACAAGCGGCCCGGACCGCCGCCCAGACCGTCCAGGACCAGGAGCGCGTGAACGCCAGCCTGCGCCGGGGCGCGTCCGCCGCCTCCGGCCTGACCCGGCAGCTGGGCGCGCTGGCGGGGGCCTATGTGAGCCTGCGCTCCGCCCAGCGGTTTGTTGCCCTGAGCGACGCCATGACCCAGAACACCGCCCGGCTGGACCGGATGAACGACGGGAGGCAGACCACCCCGGAGCTGCGGGATATGCTCTACCAGTCGGCCCAGCGCTCCAGAGGGGACTATATGGGCACGGTGGACCTGGCGGCCAAGCTGGGCACCATGGCCCCCGACGCCTTTTCCAGCAGCCAGGAGCTGGTGGCCTTTGCCGAACAGCTCACCAAGCAGTTTACCCTGGCCGGGACCAGCGCCAAGGGCATGGACGACG